CATGCATGCAGCGTAATCCCCTGCTATGCCCACAACGTGCCCCTTGCGGCGGAACACCTTGCGGACACTCTGGATGGTATTGCCATCCGTCAGGTAGCTGTCACAAGCCATCTCATGCTTGTTACAGACGACGGTCGTCACTCTACGTAGCTCACTTCATAGAACAGCAAGTCGTAGCTGTACGCAATCGTGGAGCCACTGTTGTTGGTGATGCTCATCGAGTACTTGGTGTTAGCCTCCATCACCCACTCTTCACCCGGCGTAACGCCAGAGATACCAGTGTTGGTGTGGATGCCTGTGCCAGTAGCAGTAGGTGTAGCCCACGTGGTGTGAAGCACAGTGCCAGCATCAGTGATGGTGGGCGCGCTTGTCAGTACCATCTGAGCCGTGTTGCTGGAGTTCTGGTTGGTGTTAGGTGCAGCCACAACCGCACCATCAGCAGACGTGACGACATCCTTGCGCGTCACTACGTCCACATCACCCAGCCCGAAGTTGAACGTGGCGCGGTTCATGTGTGGATACACACCAGCCGGGACGCTCATCAGGAACACATCCGTGGCACCATTGGCCAGCGTCGCCACCTTACCGGTAGCGTTGAATACCATTCCATCGTGCACCAACCGGTGCAGTGAATCGATTGCGGTCACCGCATGCTGGTGATAGTCAAGCAGCTTGCGCGCCTCACCACCCAACCCAGAAGGGAGTGATACAAAGTTCTTACCGTGACTCATCGTCTTGTCCTCAACATTGATTTGGCTTTAGGCTTACCCTTGGCACGCATGCCAGTCATCAGCCCCTTCTTGAATCGCTTCAGCTCAGCATCCTGCATCTTATCGCGGTGTGAGTCTTCAGCCTTGTTTACATCCCGAGCCATTGACTCGACCCAGTAGAATACTGCTCCAGCGACAGCTTCTAATCTGTCGTCATGCGCCAGGCTGCCACGTTCCTTTGTGATACGTGACATCTGATAGAACAGTGAGTATGACTGGTCTTTCTTTGCAACAACGAGGTCAGCTTCGATTACAGAGCGCCCCACGACCAGCCTGTGCTGGTTCATGACCGGCTCAAGCGTATCGATGATGCGTAGTTCCTTCTGTCCCTTAGCCCATGGAGAGTCCTCCACGCCACACTTGTGAGTCTCATTCAGGACCGGCTTGAATAGTTCATTGAACATGCCGCCACCGAAGTTAGGCTCAATCAACACCAGCTTGACGTTCTCAGTCTTAGCGACGGCAGCCAGACCCTTGAGAGTCTCTTTACCGTAGCCATCCTTATAGCCACCCACCCGAGTGAGGTGGAGCGTACCATGGGCGTACTTGACGACAGCATAGGACGTCTCGTCAGCGCCACGACCGGATGGGTCGATGAACATCACCGCGCCAGTGTAAGGCGACCAGCTGTCGGACAGCTTGATGGGTCGATGCCAAGCGTCACCAACTAGGCCAACACTGTCGAGGTCGTTGATGACCTGCTCAGGGCTGCTGCCCCAGATGAGCCTGACGGGCGCTTCAAGCGCATTACAGTCATGCACGATGCAATCACCCAGCTTCAGCGGGTATCTATCTGCGTCGGACAAGTTAGTGTCCAGCATGAATTGCAGTGCGAACCCAGAGCGCCCATAGGACGCCTCACGCTCCATGAGGTCCTCATTATCAAAGCGTGTGTCCGTAGCTTCCAGGAACTTGCGCGCCTGTACCATCTCGATGATTGATGGGGCGAGTACTGAAGACATCCTGTCGTACTGCTCCTGCGTAGGAACACGTGCGGTCCACGTGCGCGTAACGAAGCCACGCTCAGCGAGGTGCTGGTAGATCGACATTTCTGTCTGCGGTGTACCAAGATAAATGATTCGATTCTTGTCCCGCTGTGTAGTTAAGATAGCGTCAAACTCTTTAATGGATTCACTGAGGCGATTACGCATCAGTTGTGTCAGAGAGTTCTTCGGTACCTCTACGTCGTCCGCGATGATGATGTCAGCACGCGAACCGGTAATTTGACCTGTGATACCAGCAGCTTTCACTGAGGGTGCCTGGGCTGGCTTTGATGGGCCAACGTCAAACTGAACCATGCTATCGCGTTGCCCCACGTTCGCCTTAAGGCGCGCGAGGAGTGGCATGGTTGCAATGAGCTGCTTAACGAACTGGGCGAATGCTTCCGACCGGTCTTGTGAAGCAGAGACAACAAGTATCTTCAACTGCGGGTCACGCAGCAGTAACCATAAAACGAATGCCGCACATATCCATGACTTGCCGATTCCTCGGAAGGCTTGAATCATTATGCGCCTGTCACCGTGTTGCAAGTAGTCAGCAATCTCATACTGAATCGGTGTAGGCGCTGGGAGGTCCAAGTGTTTCCATACCACGTACAGAAAGTTCTTGAAGTCTCCCAGCACTAACTTTAGTTGCGACATACACTTCTCCTGTTATTGTCGTGTCACCTCACCATCATACGGGAGGTCATTCATTTCCTTCAGAGCCTTCTCGAATTCAGTTACATCAGTGTCGCCACCGGTGCACTCAATGTGATTATCCTTGAGGAACTTGGCGATGCTTGATAACATAGCGGGGGAGATTTCTTCACCGCGCAGTTGATCGAGCATCGTCTCAGCAAGTTTCTCGTGGAGCTGCTCCATGATTGACAGTTTTGCTTTGGCCATTATTTGCTAAACCTCTGTAGTAATCGTTCAAGTCCCGATGTACCAAGTGATGCAACAGCAGCCGAGAGCCCCACGAGGGCCTCGAATGGGATGGCTGGCATCCAAGCTAACGCTATGCCTGCAGACAAGCCAAGCGCGCCACTGGTAGCAGCGCGCCCGATGACAAGTCTCCAAGACAGTTTATCCTCACTCAAGAACAACTGACCGATGCCGGTCACTATCCCGACAAGAAGTATCGTCGTCATTGGGTGAGTGTGTGAGTAGTCATGTGACATTAGAAGTGGGTTCCTAAAAAGATCGTTTGATTATCAGGGACGATGTATTCAATGGTTAAGTATGGGTCGTAGAAGCTGTAGTCAACTTCAGTAACTGAACGCTCCGACGTGTTCATCGTTATATCATTACGGTGCGTGTGGCTGACAAGTATCCAATGGAAATTAGTACCATTATCGAAGTGGCCCTGCACAACATCCCGAAGTGCATCACCAGAGCTGTCCATCACGTTCCACCCAACTGAGTGACCGGCAGAGGAATCAGAGGCTAACAGTGTCTTCACAGACAATTCGCTTGAGTCTCTCCAGTCAAGGGTTGACCACGATGAACCCCAGTCATGCTCAAGTAGCACTATCGTTTGGTTCTGCGTCGTGTCATCCTGACGTATGTAGAAATTAAACGTCGCAGATAGGATGACTGCATTAGCAGGAAGCGAGCTGAAGTTGAACTCGTTGCCGATGAACCAAGCGCGCCATGGGTTGGAAGAGGCGTAGTACCTCGTGCCAACCGGACGGTAGCTGTACAAGCTCGAGGTGACGCTTGTGCTTACGGTACCATTGCCGGGGAAGCAGTTTGACTCACCACCAGACTTTGATTCTAACTGGAAGTTTGAACTCCAGACTGTCGATACGTCGATGGAAGACATCAGTAGTAATTGTACCCGAAAGCGCCAAAGTAACGGCTGCCATCGAAGAACAAGCTCACGATGTGATAGTCATAAGTCCCAGAGTCAAACACAGGCGCGACACCACTAGGCCAATCAACAGTACTAGGCCAAGTGAGAGTGTACGAAGAAGAGCCACCCTGACGTACCTTGAGTATCAGGTTGCATGGCCCAGCAGGGTCGGTGAACGTCAGTGTACTGCTACCTGAACTCAGATAGTAATACTGCTTGTTGCTATCCGTCCAGTCGACGTTTGCCGTCGAGGCCCACGCAACGGTAGTCATGGCACTGAAGCTCGAAGTCTTGAACGCAATGTCACCGGTCATGGTACCACCGGACAGCAGCAAGTAGTTGCCACTCCACAGTGTCCACACACCGGAGGCGTAGACGTACATCACAGCCTCGACAGTGTTCCAGTACAGCGCGCCCTCAGCGAGCGGATTGCCGTCATTGTCCAGCGTAGGAGCCGATGCCTTGTTGCCTAGCATCCGGTCATCAAAGGTATCCAATGCCAGCTCAGCAGAAGTTTGCGCAGCCACAGCAGCCACACGCGCAGCCTCAGCGGCAATCACGTCAGCACCAGTCAGCACAACGTCAGCATGAGTGGTTACCACGTCAGCATTAGTCAGCACCAAGTCGGCAGCAGCAACAGC